CTACGCGTGGAGCTCTGCCACGTAGTTCATCAGGTCCACAACTTGCCCCATGCTCAGAGTGTCAATAAAAGACTCCACTACTGAGGGTAGAACTCCGAGGCTCGCAGCAACCGACATGGTGTCAGAGCTCGCCACGGAGTGCTCCTTGATTAGATCCACTGTGAGTAGCTTCCTTGCCGCCCAGCGATCAGCGACGCGTTCGGTCTTGGGGTGGTGCCCAGAATGCCCGAAGTGGGCGTGGCCCAGTTCGTGAGCGAATGTTGTTACCAGCTGGGGCATCCCCATGCCAGGGCGCAATGTGATGAGTCGGAAACGGTGTTCATACACACCCCACATCGTGCCGGGAGGGTGCGCGTATCGCACCCGCACCCCCATTTCGTGAGCTAACTGCTCAAGGTTCGTTAGGTAAATCGTCAAATCCAATGTTCGGTTCAGCCGGCCGAGCGGCCAAGTCGTATCTGTTCTTTCTAACATCCTCGTCGGACATGTTGGAGTAATCCGGAAGTCCGTCACTATCCACGGGTACGCGCTCGTCAATAGCAGAGGAAAGTTTGTGCACGAGTGACTGAAGCTTCTCCGCCCTCCGCTCGATTTCAGCAAGCAATGCCTTAGTCGAGAATGGGCGCAGAACATCCTCGACAGAGAGGCCCGAGGCTTGGGCCTGATCGTTATACCCAAGGATTTCAGCTTGGCGTTCTAGCCACTCGTTTTCCTGCTTTGCGCCCTCCGGGGTTTCGAGGTATCTAATCCTCCCAGCTTCGGCTATTGCGCTGTTGAAGCCCGGCCCGAGCTTGCTAAGCACGAGGCTTTCCCTATGCTGCGGAATGCCATTCTTTTCCCAGTTGGCGATTGTGCGACCGGAGACGCCGATCCTTTCGGCCATTTCGTCACGGGTAAGTCCGTCCGCGTGCCGTGCGAGTTGTAATGCCAATCCATCAATGTTCATAGCTACATCTTGGCAACATTTGACAACTTTTGCAAGTCTGGAAGCGCGGATTCTCGCGGTTCTTGAAATTAGTTCATTGCCAAACTTGCCATAGTTTCCAAACCGTGCCTAAGATTGACCCATGAACAACACCGATGTAATTACGCCAAGCTGCAACTTCAAGTTGCGACTCAATGGCACCGCAGTCCGAGTTATCCGCGAGTTTCAGGGGGTCAAGGCGGCGGAGCTCGCCAAGCGGATCTCAGTAACTCCTGGTTATCTTTCCCGGTTGGAGCAAGGAACGCGACAGACCGGAGTGGAAAATATAGCCAAAATAGCAAACGCTCTCGGAATTCCCCGTGAAGCAATCAGCTACCCAGATTTCGTACAGTCGGTGGCAGCATGACAGCCGAAGCTGAAACGCCACACTTCCGCAGTCCTGAAGAAGTCGCCCCCGGTCTCGGGATGACAAAGACGGAACTCCGAAGGTACGCCAAAGAATCCGGGCACTTCACCACACTCAGCAAAAACCGCATGGCTCTCGATCCGGACGATATCGAAAACATCAAAACCTGGATCAAGACCCGCAACCAGCAGAACCGCAAGCAAGACCCCTTCGCCTAATCAGGCATCACACCACCTTTTGTATTACCCGCTTGTCTTTCGAGACTCGCGTTTCCTAGGGAGAGCTCTATGTATATCGCCTGTGACCGCAGCGCCAAGAAGAACGACATTCGTGACTGGCTGATCATTCTGGCCGGCGACAACGGCGAGACGCTTTCCAAGGCACGCGCTGACAAGCTGGCCAACAAGTTCAAGAAGGGCTTGTTTGATCCTGAACTTGAGCGGGTCATTCAGTATTCAGATCCGACCGGAGAAACGGCAGTCAATAAGGTGCTTGCCGCCGCATAAAGGAAAACCCCAGCCTGCACGCTGGGGTTTCGTGTTTCTAAGGAGAAACGAAATGAACAATAACAGTCTACAGCCATTCGAGTTCAACGGCTCGGAGGTTCGAACGATTCTTGTTGACGATGAGCCGTGGTTCGTTGCTTCGGACGTTGCGAAGATCCTCGGATATCGCATGGCATCCGACATGACCCGTCGCCTTGATGAAGAAGATAAGGGTACGCGCTCAGTGCGTACCCCCTCAGGCGAACAGCAGATGACCGTAATCAACGAGCCTGGACTTTACGTCGCAGTTCTCGGGTCGCATGTTGAGGGCGCTAAGAAGTTCAAACGGTGGGTCACTGCCGATGTTTTGCCAGCCATTCGTAAATCCGGTTCGTATTCGGTAGCCCCGCAGGTTCCGCAGTCGTATGCGGAGGCGTTGCGTGAGCTTGCCAGCAGTGTTGAAGCACGGGAACTGGCTGAGGCACGCGCACGAGAGTTGGAAGCTCCTGCCCGGTCATGGTCGGTGCTAGCTGAAGCTCACGGCGACTACAGCGTGGATGAGGCCGCGAAGATGCTGTCACGTGATGACAGGATCACGACTGGCCGGCAACGCTTGTTCGGATTCATGGAGTCGCTGGGCTGGATCTACCGGCATGGTTCCCGTAATCGTTGGCACGCGTACCAAGCTCAGGTTGATTGTGGGCGGTTGGTGCAGAAGATGTCGGCTGCGTTCTTGAATACGCGGACGGGTGAGATGGAGAATCCTGCGCCGACTATTCGTGTGACGGCGAAGGGGTTGGAGGAGCTGCATAAGCGGATTCTTGAGGTGCAGGAGGCTAATCATGCTGCCTGAACCAATCCCGGTGTCGTTGTTGCCGTTGAATGATCCGCCGGCACGTCGACGGTTTAGCCCCGCCACAGTGTTCATCTGGTCGTGTCTTATCCCGTTCGCGGCCTTACTTTTTATCGTGATAGCAGACATGGAGTGGTGGTAATGAGTGAAAAGTTTGATCGTGAATCGATCATCTCGGAACTGAAGTATGAAGCATTGGAAGACCCAGAAACTGGTTGGCTGTCTGATCTTGCAAGCCGCGACCTCGAATGGGAAGAGCGGGACGAAGTAATTGTTTTCGGTGAGTGGGAAGGCTCTATTGATGTTGGTCATCTCGCTGGCATCGTCGAAAGCATAATCAGCAAGCGCACAGCGGACCTCACTACCCGCCTCGAACAGGCTGAGCAGGATCGTGTCAAACTGCGAAACCGGTTTGATGCTATGTGTCGGCAACGTGATGGATACCGGAACCAGCTACGCAAAACCGAAGAGCAGATACAGAAGGTGCGGGTTGAGCTTGGGTATATCCCCGAGGACTTCTCGGCACGCATCCGCCGCGCCCTGGACGGTGATGGACGTGGCTGAGGAACTGGACGTTAGATGCGTCAAAGCTAACTGGCTGGGAAGGCTAATGGGTGAGCCGCGATTCACGATCACCATTGACATGAATGACGTAACAGCAGTCAGCGGCACTGGAAACACCGTGAAAGGCGCGTGGGAAACTGCCCGCCGGTCGGCACGACTTTTCATGGACACAACGTTGCAGGACGAATGCCCGTTCGATGAACGCGGTGAACCAATCGGAGATGAAACCAATGAGTGAGAACGGCCTGCACAAGATCCCGGCCATGCGTGCCGCGTTAGAGGCGATCCAAGAACTGCATGTGCCGAACGTGCGTAGTTCGATGCTGAGCCTGTGCCATGGATGCTTGGAAGTCTGGCCGTGTGACACCCGCCGTCTCGCTGACCAAGGGTTAGGCGACAACCTAGCCCGCACCACCAAGAACGGAGAAAACAATGGGCGCTGATGAGAAGCACGCTGCCACCTACCACGGCGCGGAATACACGCCGGACACAGAAATCATGAGGTGCCTGTTCAAGATCGGTCGAGTGACGCGTAACCAGAACGTAGGCGGACAGCAGATGGATGCCGAGTTTGATCGTTGGCTTGAAACAGTCCGCGCCGAAGCGAAAGCAGAAGCATACAAGGATGCTGAGCGCATTCTCCATGAGGAAGCCCGTTGGCAACTCGACCTTCACCAACGCCACAAGGAATACCGTTTCAAACACTGCTCGGAACGCATGACCGAAATGGAAAACTGCATGACCGTCCGTGCTAGCCAGTACAAGGAGAATCAGTGACTGCTCATAAGACTCGTTCGTTTGAACGTCCTAAATTGCCTGTATTCCAAGCGTCCTGCCCGTGTGGTTGGGTAGGCCGTGAATGGTCGTTTGAAGCACCAGTACGGGAAGAACAAACCGAGCACAGGTGCGAACAATGAGCCGATACCCACACCCATACGCACAGCACTGCGACGCGAACTGTGGTTGCTGTGAACCTTTAGACCTCGAAGAATCGGGGTCATTTTTTATGCCCGAAAGCGACCAGGAGGCCGACTGTGGCGACACTGATTTATGACTTGGATGAAGCTGAGTATCACGCGAACGAGGCTCTTGGGTCGACCAGCATCAAGACGCTCTCGGATACTGGCATCAGCATGGCCGAGGTCAAAATGTTGCTGTCCACGAATGAGCACAAGCGCGTCTTTGATACCGGCAGCTTGGCGCACGCGCTGATCCTCGAAGGAAGCCTTGACCGGCTCGTGGAGCGTGTGGACGTGGACGCGTGGCGAACCAACGACGCGAAACAGGCGAAAGCCACCGCGTACGCAGCCGGGAAGATCCCAATCAACAACAGCGAGGTCGAAAGCATCCTACAGCCGGTGGAGCGCATGGCAGATAGCGTCATGAACCACCATCTCGCATCCTCACTGCTGACTGACTTCAAGCCCGAGGTTAGCGCGTTCTGGGAGCACGCCGGCACGCCGTTGAAAGCTCGTTTTGACGCGTACCGGCCAAACCACGGTCAGATCATCGACCTGAAAACAACCCGCTCAGCACGACCAAACGACGTGCGCAAGTCCATCAGCGACCTCGGCTACTACATCCAAGCGCAACACTACTTGAACGGCGCACAGGCGGCCACAGGCTTCGTGCCCGACTGGAAGTTCATCTTCGTGCAAAACAGCGAACCATACACAGTCAGCATCGGATCACTCGACCCCGAGTCACTACGGCAAGCACAAACACGAATCGACATTGCATTACGCCGATACCAGGAAGCCCAGTCATCGGGTAACTGGCCAGGCTACGAAACCGAATACACCTACGGCCTCACACCGTGGGAATCAATCAGAAACGAGGAAATGACCAATGAGTGAAATTGTCCGTGTTGAACCGCAGACACTCAGCATGTCTGAGCAGATGCAGTTTAGTGAGATCGCATCGCAAGGGGACATGGTTCCGCAGGCGTACCGTGGGAAGCCTGCTAACGCGCTGGTAGCTATCGGCCTTGGTCAGGCGATGGGTTTGAGTGCCGCTGAATCTCTTTATCGGATCGACGTGATTCAGGGGAAGCCTACCGCGTCCGCAGAGTTGATCGCGTCAAACGTCCGCAAGGCTGGACACAAGCTACGTGTAGAAGTTGACGAAGCGAACACATCAGTACGCGCAACGATCTGGCGTGCCGACGATCCCGAGTACCCGCACAGTGTTGTCCGAGACATGGCGTGGGCACAGAAGATGGGCTTGGCAACCAAGGACAACTACAAGAAGCAGCCGACCACTATGTTGCAGTGGCGTGCCATCTCAGCAGTTGCCCGCCTCGCGTGTTCTGAAGCGCTATACGGTGTCACCTACACGCCGGATGAGCTGGCAGACCTTGGCGAAGTGAAGAAGTCGTCACACGCGCCACAGCCAGCACCAGCGCATGAAGCACCCACGGTGCAGATGATCACGCAGGACCAGTGGCAAGAGATCGTCAAGGCGTGCGCCGAAAAGGGCATCGAAAACCCTGGCGCATTCGTCGCCGAAACACTTGGCCGGCAACTACCCGGCCCGAACGCAATCCACGCAGACGAACTACCCCTAATCATGAACACCATCAACAACAACGAAGGAGCCTAACTAATGGCTGGCGAAACTCTTATCACTGTGGTTGGCAATCTGACCGCCGATCCGGAAATGCGATTCACTGCGAACGGTGCGGCGGTCGCTAACTTCACCATCGCTTCGACCCCTAAGACGTTTGATCGGCAGACGAATGAGTTCAAGGACGGCGACCCGTTGTTCTTGCGCTCTAGTGTTTGGCGTGAACAGGCTGAGAACGTCGCTGAGACCCTAACTAAGGGTATGCGCGTAATTGCTCAGGGGTACTTGAAGCAACGCTCCTACGACAAGGACGGCGAGAAGCGCACTGTGTACGAGCTGGAAGTTCAGGAAGTTGGGCCTGCTCTCCGTTTCGCTTCTGCGAAGGTGACTCGCACCCAGCGCTCAGGTGGCGGTTTCCAGCAGGCACCTCAGCAGCAGTCGGCACCACAGCAGAGTCAGTCGTGGCAGTCGCCTGCGCCGGGGCATGATCCGTGGTCTTCGAACGCGAACGCTAACGGCGGGTGGGGCAACCCGCAGCCCGGCAACGACGAACCACCATTCTAAGGAGTAGCAATGAAAGATTTTCTCATACTCTTCTTGGTCTACTTTGTGGGCTTCTCTTTGATAGGCCTATCCATCGCGCTCGCAACAGGCGCACTATTTCCCAACGGGATCTAAGGAACAGCAATGGAGTCTTACGAGCTTTCCACTGAATAGCCGGAATCCACAATATATCCACAAGCGCTAACCCAAACCGGGTGAGCGCATTTTTTATACCCAAAACAGGGCTGGCTTCACATCTTGGGGGTGAGAAGCCAGCCCAAACCCTTTAGGAGCACATCATGGCACGCCGAAACGGTACCGGCACAATCAAACCCTGCCTCGACTGTGGCAGGCCAATCAGACCAAAACACTGGCCAGCCGCCAAGCATCCAGGAACTCTAGCGCACGCCGGAAACGGCAAGTGCTCCGGTTGCAACACTAAGAAGATCCGGGAAACACAACCAGCAGACGTGGTCGGTGTTCCTGAGCGGCCGGACACGGATTACAACCGTCGCGCACTCCTCGACTACTTCGCATCACGGCGCAAATTCCGTGTCGCGTTAGGGCAAACCGAATTCCCTAACCCGCTCAACCTGAAAGCCGAACCCGAAGAACCAACACCCATGATGCGCCGGCAACACCCATGCGGAACAGATGCCGCATACAGGCGGCACATCCGCAACAAGGAAACCATCGACGATGCCTGCCGTGAAGCGCACCGGATCGCCTGTTGGGAGTACCAGCAACGGAAACGGAAGGAGAAGAACAAGTGAGCTCATACCTTTACTGCGCAACCCCTCGCGGAATTGAGGAGCATTTGCGTGACGGTGAATCGTGCCGGGTTTGCAAGGACTGGATGAAACTGGTTGGCGCGAAGATTGTCGACGGCAAGGTGATCGCACCGAAGCCGAAACCAATCCCGGAACCGAAACCGAAGCCGAAGCGTGTACGACCAAAAACGGTACGGGAACCACGCAAGGTTGAACTCGCGCCCTGCGGAACCATCGGAGCGTACAACCGGCACCGACGCAAAGGTGAACCGATCTGCGACCCATGCAGGGAAGCGCAACGCCTCAACCAGAAACAACGACGTGACCGCATCAAAACCGAACGCGCAAACACCCCACTCCAACCCCCGGTAACCCGTGAGCGGTGTGGAACCCGTGCCGGCGCGAACTACCACCGAGACCACGGCGAACACAAATGCGAACCCTGCAAAGAAGCCGAACGAGCCTACGCCCGCGAAACCTACCACCGCAACAAAGGCCCAGCGAAACAGGGCGGCCGGCCACCAGCACCACGTGAGCACGGAACCAAAAAAGGGTACGACCAACACCTGAGACGCAAAGAAACCCCTTGCGAACCCTGCCGGTTAGCGAACAACACACACCACCGCATCAAACACCAGGAACGCAAAGCAAGGGAGGCGAAGGGATGAACGAAGTAGCTGAATGCCAATCCTGCTGCCGAGGCTCCGCACCCTGGTTCATGTGCAGAAACAAGGACTGTATCTGCCACAAGATCGCACACGAACTCGCAGTGAGCACACCCAACCGTTTATCCCACCGAGACCCGACAGCCAACCTCGCAGTTGGGAACGTAACCAGAAAGAACAACAAATGAGCACCCATGATTACGAGATCCAGAACGACGCACTTGGGGAACAGGGCGACTTGGACTGCATCGAACGCGCAGCCCAAATCCTCGCCAAAGTACCAGACCAGCCAAGCGACCCGCACGAGGTGGTTCCACCGTTCACCCGCGAAACCGTGCTCACCACCGCAGAACAGTTGATCAACGGAGACCGGGCGAAAGACTACGGCGACGCATCAGAAAACTTCCAACGCATCGCCAACCTGTGGACACCAATCCTAGGCGTTCAAGTCACCGCCACCGACGTCGCCCTATGCCTAACCCAGTTGAAGGTCGCACGCCTCATCACAAGCCCCGCACACAAGGATTCATGGATCGACGCCGCCGGGTACATCGCACTCGGCGGAGAAATCGCAAACAAGGAGCAGTCATGACCATCCAAGAAATCCTCGAAGCGCACACGCTTGAGTGGGTGGCTGATGATGTCGGCAATTACGAATGTGCATGTGGCTTTTACCCTGACCCGTTCAATGGAACAGACGTGAGCATTTATGATCAGCACCGCGCTCATGTTGCCGAGGTGCTCGAACAGCACATGAAAGAACAGGAAGCAGAAGCGGTTCGGGAAACGTCCCGATACCTTCAGCGAATCTTCCCGCGTAAGGGGTTAGTGAACCGTGCCTACATACTTGCGGACATGGAAATAGCAGCAGGCCGGATTGGGCGTGGACTACACGCCAACGGACGAGACAAGGACCAGTCATGAGCATCAAACCAGTAACACCGGAAACAGCGGAATCCATCGAAGCCGTACTCAACGCATTCGAAACCGCGTACTTGGAACAGCAAGCCGGCAACCAGTACCCACTCACACTGACCACAGATCAAGAAACCAGGCTGATCGCAGCCATCGCACCGCATCTCGGCACTGTTCCCACCCCGGCGAAGATCACCGAAATCCTCTCCGAAGTTCAAGAACTCCACCAGCTAGACGGCAGGATCTTCGAATTCGAAGGCGACGAGTACGAACCCCACGACCCCGGCTATGAGTACGTCCTCGCCGACCGCGAACACGACCGCAAACAGTTCATCCGATACCTCATCCACCAACAAATGAAATAAGGAGGCAACACTGTGGCACGCAAGGATACGCGACTGTTTGCACGCCTCGATCTGGACTACGCAGATCACCCCAAAATCATCGTGCTATCCGATGCCGCGTTCAGGGCTCATATCGAGATGATCCTCTACGCTCGCAAGCACATGACAGACGGGCGAATCCCTAAGCAAATCGCTAAGCGACTCGGTAGCGATTCGCTTAGCGAACTCTTAGCGAACGACCCCGAAACACCATCGCTCATCGAAAACGAGGACGGTTCCTACACTTTGCACGGCTACTCGGACATGAACGAGACCAAAGCAGAGATAACCGCCCGATCCCGCGCCAATGCTGAGAACGGGCGGCGTGGAGGCATCGCAAAAAAGCGAAACGCTAAGCAAACCGCTAGCGAATCGCTAAGCGAACCGCCTAGCGAAAACGTAGCAGAGACAGAGACAGAGACAGAGACAGAGTTAAAAGATAAAGCGAAAGTCGCTGACGCGCCTATTCGCCAGGAAATATTGGAACTCCTCGACCACCTCGATTCACGAATCACTGCCAACGGAGCCAAGAAACCGAACCGCACCAAAACCAACATTGATGCAATGCGACTGCTCGTGGACAACGACAAGCACACCGTAGATGAAGTACGCGGAGCTATCGACTGGGCAACCAATCACCACTTCTGGAAAGCCCACATCCTCAGCGCGAAGAAACTGCGCGACAAATTCGACACGATGCGCATGCAAGCAACCACCACCCGAAGCAATGGATCTGACGAACGCCTACGCAAAGGTGCCGAACTGGTCCAGCGAACCGCTGCCCGTGGTGAAGGCGCATTCAACTATGACCCATTCGAAGGGAAGGCGATTGAACAGTGAACGAAGTTGAAGTAGCTCAGGCGATGACTTACGCCAACCAGATTGACGCACGCTTGCAAACGAATGATGCGACCGTGGAAGTCTGGTGGGCCGGATTGCAAACCGTGTCTGCTGATGCGGCGCGTTGGGCTATCAAGAAGCACTATGCGGGGCAGAACGCGAACGGTGAAGGTGCGCACGTCGTGAACCCGGCAACGATCCGCAGATTGATCACTGCTGAACTGAACCGGCGTGAACAAACCGAACGCGCACTAGAGCCGCCCAAAGGACGCGCACCTAACCCGATCAGCTTCCGTAAGCGTGATCCTGAGCGTTGGGATCAACTCGTTCGACAAGGCGCTGAGGACCGGTACAACGAACTCACGAGGCGCGGAATAAAAGTAAACCCACCCAAACACATGCAAGCCACTCTCAACGAGGGTGGCCATTCTTTTGCCCAAGGGGGCGAGTCGTGATCAGTTTCTTTGTTCCAGGCACACCAGCCGGTCAGGGGTCGAAGACGTTCTACGGCAAAGGACGGATGGCCGAGTCATCCAAGAAGCTCAAGCCTTGGCGGGATGAGGTGACCAGAGTCGCCAAGCTTCACGCGTTGGACGCGCCGATTGATTTGCCGGTGCGCGTTTATGCAACGTTTTGGATTGAACGCCCTGGACGGCCAAAGTTCGCGGATTATCCGGCGACACCGTTTGATCTCGACAAGCTCTGTCGCGGTGTCGGGGATGCGTTGCAGCAGTCCGGGCTACTGAAGGATGATTCCAGGATCGTTACTTGGGTGGCCAAGAAACGCTGGGCGTTGGATACTCCGGGCGCGTCGATCAGTATCGAACCCGTAACCCCCGCTGATTAACCTCCCACGCCACCTAGGACGCACGAACAGCCCTTGAAGCTACCCGTGGACGACCCAACCATTTCTAGCGCCTTAAATTAACGCACAGCGCCCCAACGTAGGGCGCTATTTTTCATACCCAAAGGAACCCCTTATGCCACAGTGCAAATACGGTGCAGCCACCAACAGCACCAACCCCACCAGCAACCCAGCCGAACAAGCCGTCCAACTAGGCATCGGTGAACGCACCATCCGCCGACACAACGCCAAACAATGCATCTGCTACGGAAAACACCAACCATCCAGCAGTAAAACCAAGAAAACCGAAGCGAAACCAGCCGGCGATGCAAAGCTCAGCATCCCAGTAGGCGAATCTGAGACGCACAACCCCGATGGCTCGTCGAACTACACCCGGTTCAGCAAGCGACCGTGGGGGCACGACGACTACCGGGCATTCATCGCCTCCCGTGGGCAAGACCCCGATAAGGTCACGTTCACTTGGGGCTGGACAAGCAACGCGACCGGATCTGGTTTCTGGAATAAGTTGAACAATGTTCGGCCTATCCCGGAGGTTGAATCCGACAAGGATCTAACCATTGAGGATCTGCCCGCGCTTTACGCTGCCGCTGAAGCATCAACACCACGCCCAGCAACAAGCACAGCGAAACGCGCAACCGTCATCATCTATTCGGACCCCCAGATCGGGAAGGTAGGCCGACGCGGAGGAACACCAGAGCTTATCGAACGCTCCACCATCATCCGTCGAAAGCTAGACCAGCACCTCGCAACCAAGCACCTGCAACGCATCCTCCTAGCCGACGCAGGCGACGGCTTCGAAGGCTTCGAATCAGGCGGCAACCCAATGTTCACCAACGACCTGTCACTAGCACAGCAAATGGACACCTACGGCACCGAGCTATTCAAATTCATCAACATCGCACACAAGCACGCACCCGTTGACGTCGCTGCGGTTCCGAGCAACCACACCGCCTGGAGGAACGGTAAGCAGAACCTAGGCCGCCCCGGTGACGACCTCGGACTGCTCATGCACAAGCAAGTGCAATACCGAACTGAAGACCGCAACATGGACGTTACATGGAACCGCCCGTCAGAGTATGACGAATCGGTCGCCGTGGATCTGCTTGGAACACGCATCGGACTCGTTCACGGAAACCAGTTCAACGCAGGGCAAGCAGTCACCTGGTGGGAGAAGCAAACGTTCGGTGCGCAATCCGCTGCCACTGCCGACATCCTCGTTCACGGTCACTACCACTCGTTCAGTGCCAACGTTGCAGGACGTAACCCTAAGACTGACCGTCAACGCTGGTGCCTTGGCGCACCAACACTCGACAACGGGTCTGACTGGTTCCGCACTGTTGCTGGCCGTGACAGTGACCCCGGCCTACTCGTATTTGACGTGACCGACGAAGGTTTCGACCTAGGATCACTGACCATCATCTCCGCCTAAACCGCAGCACCACCCCAACCCCGAGCGCCCGATGAGGCGCATTTTTTATGCAACGAAAGGCAAATCATGGAGAACATTCAAGAACTCGGTGAAGAGCTCATCATCACCAGCGAACGCCACGAGCAGCTAACCCTAGACCGGAAACGGCTCGCAGTGGATCACGGCCTGACCATTCACCGAGACAAAGCAAGCATCAAGGATCTCAAGGCAATGATTCAGCTTCTTGAAGATCAGGGCGCGCCAGAGAACGCAACTATCCGCGTAGATGGGCGATTCGCCAACGGAACCGACAAGGGGCATATCCGTGTCCACGTCAGCTGGAAAACCGAGGCCATCAATTGATCTTCACTTCTCGCACGTACCGGCACGCTATCCGACGGTCAATAAAGAAGGAGGCGAAGTTGATTGCAGTCTTTGATCAAGCAGAGTCCGGGCGCGAATCAATCGATGCCTGGCACACATGGTGCGCCCAAATCAACCACACCCGGCGACTCCAAGCCCGCAAACGAAAGGAACGGAAATGAGCACCACAATAATCGAGCTCGCCCTTCAAATTGCGGGAGGGCTATTCCTCGCGCTCGTCATCCTCCTGCTACTCGGTTCACTCATCAGGAAGATCGCACGATCAAGCAAGAACCCAGCCTGCTACATCATCGGCCACAGCATCAAAGTCGGGAGCAGGATCAACACCCGCGTCTATGCAGAGGGATGGGACTATCGCCGGCACTGCGTCACACGAAAAGAGCTTCTGTGGTCATGCACGCGTAAAGGATGCCCAAAGGAATTTAGGAGCCAACGATGACCTCTTACACGATTCAAGAGTCACCACTCGGCACGTTTGCGCTCCTACTCGGCACGCAGCTCATCATTCAGTCCACCGACCGCGAAGACTGCGAAAAAGTCAAAACCGGCCTCGAACACCGCCACCCAGACAGGAAAAACAATGCATGAGACATGGGAACGCCGCCAATGGCCATCGGACGTGTTCGGAAACGGAGATGACAACAAGGTCATTGCCACCCGCACACTCGCCTACGACGACCGCGACAACGTCACCCTAACCCGCGCCGAAGTCGAAGGCTTACTAAAGCTCGCAAACTACGAAAAGAGGACACCATGAGCCAGCGATTCAGCGACGCGGAACTAGCAGCCGAATTCTGGTTCGCATCAGGTGAATTCAACGCAGGAACCGAAGGGCTAACCGTCGAATGGTTCGGAGGCGAAACCCGATTCACCCGCAACGACGAAATACGCGCAGCACACCAAGTCGCAACACTCAAACGCTTCGCCACACTCCCGCACGCACACCCAGAAAACCTTGTAAAGACGTTCACAAAGGAAAACGAATGAGGTTCCTCAAACTCCTAATCAACCTCATCCGCAAACCAGAACCACCCAAAGACTGGGCACTACTCGAACTGGAACACGACGACACCGGCCAAGAAGAAATCCACATCATCCCACGCAACGACCACATCATCCACGCGATCCCCAACGACCAATGCATCTGCGGGCCAACATGGGAACAAGAAAGCGGAATCAACCTATACCAACACCACTCACTCGACGGAAGAGAAACCAATGAGTGAACCTCGATGCGTCTGCCGCAACCATATGAAATCGCTCAAGAACCGCTATTCGAGCAAAGAAGCCGCGCTCAAGCAAGCCATGTGGCACATGAAGCGCGCCCGCGGCGCAACATTCACCATCGTCACCTGCAAAACAGATCCAGCTATCTACCACATCATCAGCTCACGAGAGGCCAAAAAATGAACATCACCGCCAAAGAACTATCCGGCAACCACATCAGCAAAACCATCACCACCCCGATCGGCATAACCGGAAACATTGCCGCAATCGACCACGAAGAAGACGGCACATGGGTACATCTCGACCCGCCAACATCAAGCGGAATCCACACACTCGAACTCAACCCGGACACCCCAATCACCATCCAGGAGGACAAGTGATCCACTTCGACCCAATCATGGAGACCAGACCACACCAAGACCACTGCATCGACATCAGCTGTCAACCAGACGGCATCCACATCTCGATGACCGACAACGTTGCCGAAGTAATCAAATACCCAAACGGTGACATCAAAATCATCGGCAAACAGGACACGGAATCAAAACCGTTCTGGACGTTAACCGGTTACGACGGCTACGCCTCGATGTTCAATAAATTCACAGACGAACGCGAAGGGTTCAGCACAGCGTGGGCGTGGGAGGAAGCCGCGAAAGCCGCAGGGATTCCCATCCAACATGAGGCCAAAAAAGAGAGCAAGTTAGAGGCCATAATCTCGGACATACTACGTGATCACACTGAACACAACACCTACCAAGAGCATGACGCCGTGCTAGCAAAAATCATGCAGGCAATCCACACGGATCGCGACCACCTAACCATCCAGGAGGGACAGTGAACTACGACGAAGCACGAGACGCACTCGAAGGAATGTTTGCATACGACACGGGATCTATTTGCTCAGGCATCCATAATCCAAGCTTGAAAGCGCAGGCGAAACACTACCTAAATGCGCTCAGCCCACTAGATCAACGCACATTCCTGGCCAAGATAATCACCGAACTATGGCTAAGCGACCAAGCACTCGAAAGCGGCTACGGACCAGAGGACGCGTACGAATTCCTCCGATGGCTCGAAGACAACGAGATGCTCATACCGAAGGAGGGGCAGTGAAGAACTGGGAACCAATGGAAATCATATTCGGAGTGGTCGTGGCTCTAGCGATCATCTGTACAACCATCCTTGGGCTAGCGGGGGCGATCTAATGACCAACTGCACCACACCAGACTGCGGGCAAGACGCAACCCTCTACATCTGCAACCAATGCATCAACGACCTCCAAGCATGGCTGAGCAAATGCGCCGAAATCCTGCCCGAACTCGACGACACCATCGCACGACTCGACAACGTACGAGTCAGCAACAACGAAGGAGGCAACGGGTCACGTAGCGCAGGATCATCAGCACCCTTGAACCTCGACGCAATGCAACTCAAGATCAACCTCGCATCGCTCACCCAAACCGCCGAACACTACGCCAAAGACCAACACGCAGCAGGTATCGCCTGGACAATCCAAGACTGGTACACCAAAGCCGAACTGCTGATCAGCGGGCCCGAGGAAGACGCGCCGTCAGAGATATCCATCCTCCAAGCCCGCGAAAAGCTAGACAGTCAATTCCCAGAACCACTACCACCACGCGACTGCGCAACATGGTTACGGGAAAACGCCGGTATCAAGATAGCCGGCAGAACAATCAACGACTGGCATCACCGTGGCAAGATCCGCAAACACCCCGGCTCAACACCAAAGCGACCACTCTACTCAGCAAAGGAAGTCCTAGCCGTGCACATGACACGGCAACATGAATAGACTTGCAACCGTTTTAATGTTATGGAATAATCGCAAGTGCGGGTATTCCTATACCCAAACGAAGCTTCAACCTTTTTGGTTGGGGCTTATTTTTATGCCCAAACCGGGCATCGTGGCGGCCGTCGGGAGAACCGCCCAGAAACAACCCGACACACTACCATCCAACCGCTTCGGTGGACGGACAGCCCAGACCTTCCTTGGAAGCGTGGGATTACAACTGAATAGCTATCAGGAACACGAGCCTGATAGAGCGCTACTAGGTATGTCCTCGACCGTTCACGACGGGGTAGCGCACGACGGGTTCACGCCTAACCGCACGACTCCAACAGTCGTGATCGGCGGCCAAGTATAGACACGATCCGAAACCCACGGGTTCGAACGGGGATCTACAACTGCCCGCACAACTTACACAGCCCACGATGGGGTAGCGAGACGGCTACTGGACCGCCTCACCGCCGCCCGCGTCAGAACCGGACAACTGACGCGGGTAGCAACAAGACCCCAGGGGGTGCCATGACAAACCCCAGGCGCATACAAGGCCACACCCGGGACAAGATACGGGCCCGGGTCATACGAGAAGAAACCCACTGCTGGCTATGCGGCGAACACGTAGACAAGAAACTCAGGTTCACCAACGGCGTCCATAATCCAAGCTGTTCAAAGCCGAACTGCCGAGGATGCAAGCTCGACCCAATGAGCGCCGAAGCAGACGAAATAATCCCCGTATCCAAAGGCGGATCACACATAGACCGCAACAACATCCGCTTGGCGCACCGCATATGCAACCAACGACGCGGCAACCGTGACCCAAACCAAATCCGATACGCGAAACCTTTGAAAACATCTCGAAAGTGGCGCTGACAAGGGCAAACGCGACCGGGGCAGTACCCCCTCCCCACCCCGCCAACTTCCCCTCCGGCATAGTCTTATATGCACTCACAGGCATATTTCCACAGATGGCATCGGTTCATCCACACCTTGGAGGTGATCCTTTATGGCTGGCAAGAAGCAACTTCCTCCTGTTCGGATTGCTACTGATGATGATGTGCCGTTGGAGCCTATGAGTCTCGCTGATGCGATTGCGCATGGTACGAGGCTTGATGAACTTTATGCGTTGCGTCGAATCGTGTCTGCGCATATTGAGCATCCGAATACTTTGGCTCGCGAGATTGCGTCGTTGGTTACTCGGCAGATGGCGATCTCGAAGGAGATTGAGGAATTAGAGCTAGCCGATAAGCCGGATGCTCTTGGTAAGGCGGCTGATACTGATGACGCGAAGTTCGACCCGAGAGCGGTCTGACAAGCTTCACGATCTGGCGCGGCACGTAATTATCCCGGAGGGGATTGTTTCGACCGAATGGCCTTCTGTGCGTGACACTTTGGCTGAGCTTGGCATTGTCTTTGATAATTGGCAGCAGGGTGCTGGCCAGTTGATCCTTTCGAAGGATTCTGATGGTTTCTACGCTTGCACTGTTGGCGGCGTGACCATGAGCATCCCCAGGCAGGTCGGGAAGACATTTATGATCGGCTGGATCGTCTTTGCGCTGTGCATCAAGCATAAGGGGCTGACTGTTACTTGGTCGGCTCATAAGAAGGACACGGCTGACGAAACGTTCGACGGTATGAAGTCGATGGCCTCCACTGCGCAGATGGCCCCGCATATTGACCGTACGCCGGATAATGGGACCGAGCAGAAGATTGAGTTTTCTAACGGTTCTCGTGTGGTGTTTGGTGCTCGTGAGCGTGGTTTTGGCCGTGGTTTCACGAAGGTGGACATTGTTGTTTTCGATGAGGCTCAGATCCTTACTGAGCGTGCTGTTGATGACATGATTCCGGCGCAGAATGCTTCTCCTAATGCTTTGACGATCATGATTGGCACGCCTCCGAAGCCTATTGATCAGTCGGAGATTTTCGAGGAAGCTCGACGTGCAGCGTTGTCTGGTGATAGTGACGATTCGTTGTATATCGAGTTCAGTGCTGATCCTAAAGCTGATCCTGATGATCGGGAGCAGTGGCGTAAAGCTAACCCGTCGTACCCGTCGCGCACTAAGGAAAAGGCGATGCTTCGTATGCGTCGCAAGCTCACGAAGGATTCTTTCTTGCGTGAGGCGATGGGTATTTGGGATGAGATTTCGAATCGTCGTGTTGCTTTTCCTGCGGGTAAGTGGGAGGCGTGTGCGATTGAGAATCCGTCGGATGATTGGCCGATTGCGGCGATTGGGATTGATATGAATCCGGATCGTACGTGGGTTTCGGTGTCTTTCGCGTTTTTCACTGACGATGGTTTGCATGTGGAGCTTACCGAGACGGAAGCGTATACGGAGGGGGGTTCGGACGAGTTGTTGAAGTGGATCAAGAAGACGGCTCGCCGGCGTATCCCTGTTGTCATTGATGCTTATAGTCCTGCTCGTGTTTTTGAGGCTCCTTTGAAGCAGGAGAAGTGCTTCGTGCGGGTTCTGAGTGGTAATGAGTTCCCGCAGGCTTGCATGGGCTTGCATGATGCTGTGAAGGAAGGCACTGTGACCCATTTTGGCCAAGCTGAGTTGAATGATTCGGTTGCTGGTGCGACTAAGAAGCCTGTTGGCAAGGCTGGCGCGTGGGCATTTACCCGCGATGATCTTGATATTGATTTGACCCCGTTGATGAGTGCTGTTTGTGCTCACTTCGGGGCTGTGAAATTTGGTAAGAACCGCAAGGCTAAAGAGCCCGGTGATGGTCATAAGGGAATGGTGGTGCTGTCTTGAGTTCTGTTCTGAACATTCCTGGAATTACCGAGGATGAGCGTGATTTGCTCGGGCAGTGCTTGAAGCAGTTGGAAGATTCGAAGGCGATCAACGCTACTCGCCGCCGATACTTTGAGGCTAAGCAGTATGTTCAGCATTTGGGTATTGCGATTCCTCCGCAGTTGCAGAACTTTGAGACTGCGCTTGGCTGGCCTTATAAGGCGGTGAAGGCTCTTGCTTCTCGTGTGAAGTTTGATGGCTTCGCGGTTCCTGGTGCTGAGGGTTCGGCTTTCGGTATTGATCGCTTGTGGGCTGAGAATAAGCTTGGCATTGAGTCTCATCACGCGCATATGTCAGCTTTGACTTATGGTGTTTCGTTTGTCGCTGTTTTGGCGGGTGGTGACGGTGAGCCTGAGGTTGTTATTCGGGCCCTGTCGCCGCTGACTACGACTGCGCTTTGGGATGCTAACCGGCGCAGGACTTATGCGGCTGTTACTGTCACTGAGTCTGACGCCGGAAATATCACTGAGCTGATCTTCTTCCTTGAAGACAAAGTTGTAACAGCTAAGTTTGATGGTTCTCGCTGGAAGTCTGAGACGGTTGAACATACCCTTGGGCGTTGCCCGGTCGTGATGATCTCTTATGATTCGTCTCCGGAGTATCCTTTTGGGCGTTCACGGATCTCTCAGGGTGTCATGCGGATTACGGATGAGGCTATTCGCACTTCGTTGCGTATGGAAGTATCTGCTGAGTTCTATAGCTCACCGCAGCGTTACATTCTGGGTGCTGATGAGAGTGCTTTCGTTGGCCCTGATGGTCGCCCGGTGGATGCTTGGTCGGCTATTACTGGTCGCGTCTTGGTGCTCGGCAATGATGCAGAAAATGACGAGAAACCTACAGTAGGCCAGTTCTCCCAAATGACGATGCAGCCGCATGTGGATATGTTCCGCATGATTGCGGCTAAGTTCTCGGGCGAGACTTCACTTCCTACGCACACGCTCGGCCTCATTGGCGACAACCCTGATTCAGAAGAGGCTATCAAGGCTAAGTATTTGGAGTTGGCTGCTGATGCTGAGTCAGCCCATGAACCTTTTGGGGCTGCATGGGTTGATGCGATTCGCATGGCGGTTCAGATCCGCGACGGCGCTGTGCCTGAAGAGTTGGATCTCCTTTCAACTAAGTGGCGTAACCCGATGTACGAATCTAAGAGCGCTCAGGGCGACATGATTATGAAGATGATTCAGGTAGGAGTATTGCCTCCTGAATCTGAGGTCGCATTGGAGCTGCTCGGGTTTGATCAGTTGACGATTGATCGTGTTGTTGCTGATCGGCGTAAGGGTGGCGTTTCAACTCTGGTTGATCGCATTTTGAATAATCAGCAACCGCCTTCGAACGTGGTTGATGCTCAGCAGGCGGGTTCGAATAACCAGGGGGCGTAATGCTGATTCCTTATAGCGTGACGCAGAGTTATTCGTTGCTTCGTGGGGCTTTGTCTGATGCGGCTTTGGTTGATTTGGACAAGATCATGCGTGCGGTGGCTGATGAGTCGCCGGCTGTTCAGCGTGAAGCGATGATGGACTTGTTGCCGGCGCTTGGTAATCAGTATGCGTCGGCAACTGGTGAAGTTGCTGCGGTGTTTAGTGGCGAGCTGATGGATCTACAGGAAGTGAAGAAGCCTGTAGCTCCTGAGACGCTTGCTTTGCCTCCTGCGCAGTCGTGGTTTGCGCTTGCTGGGTTTGGGCTGTCTGATCGCGTTATGGAGCGTGGCGGGATGATGCTGGCGTACTCGCTGATCGCGGGTGGTCTGACTAAACGGCTTACTGAGTTCGCGGCTGACACGATGATCGGCAACGCGTCGATACAGTCGGTTCCTACGAGTGCTCAGCGTGTCCCTAAGCCTGGTTGCTGCGCATTTTGCGGGATGCTGGCGAGTCGGTTTGCTGAATACACTTCCACCGAATCTGCCGGCGTTGTGGGCGGGCGCGGGCTTCCTGTTGAAGCGACGATCTTGGGTTATAACGCAAGAGGGAACGCGATCCGAAAAAGTGGCGGACAAGCCCTTGGAGTCAAGACTCGCGGCTCTCGCGCTTTGGGTGAGGACTTCCACGATTTTTGCCGGTGCGAGATTGTTGTTGTCACCGAGAAAAACTATGTGCAATTGCAGCAGGGTGCCGATAAATACTATGAGGCTTACCGTGAATCGGCGGACAAGGTGAACGACGGCCTGACCCTGAAGGTCACTGACGTTAGCACTAAGGAACGACTCAAGAACAAGTACGAATGGGTCAACGCCGAAGGCGAAGCCCGAAACCCCAAGGAACGCACCGCAGACATTCTGGCTGCGATGCGCCTAGACCTTGGCGTGAAATAGACTTCCGCAGTTCTCCTGCGAAGCGGTTACGTGCACGTTAGCACGGTCCAATAAATGCCCGACGGGGCGAAAACGGAAAGGGGTGTATTCGGCATGTCCGAAAACACTGAAGTTACCGCACAAGCGGGAGAAGAAGCAGACGCTGTCGAAGTTGAGTTCAAAGCTCCAACTTCTCAGGAAGAACTAGACCGTATCATCAATACGGCTGTTGCTCGTACCCACAAAAAGTATGGGGACTATGACGAGTTGCGTGCTCAGGCCGCGAAGCTTGCTGAGATTGAAGAAGCGAACAAGACCGAATCCGAGAAGCAGGCTGAAAGGCTTGCTGCCGCTGAAGCGAAGGCCGCTGAGCTTGAATCTCGCGCCCTACGTTCTGAGGTTGCAGCCACTAAGGGCGTGCCCTTGAACCTTCTTGCCGGTTCCACTCGTGAAGAGCTGGAAGCGTCTGCTGATGCATTGATCGAATTCCGGGGAGAGCAGAAACCTTCTGCCCCTTCCTCGCCCGCCCTGAAGCGTGTCAACACTTCTGGTCCACAGTCTGTGGCAGATGAGTTCGCGCAGTGGTCGGAAAACAGCTTCCGCAATCTCTAAATAAGGGAGAACAATCATGGCTGGTGTAAATACCAACCGCACTACCGCAGGTGTACTGCTACCTCCACAGGTTTCCGCTGAGATCTGGGCCGGTGCTCAGGAACAGTCTTTCGTCATGCAGCGTGCAGCCCGCACTGACCTGCCAGGCGAGGGTAAGACTATTCAGATCATCACTGGTGACGGCGTTGCGTCGTTCGTTGGTGAGACTGATCGTAAGCCTAACGTTGAGCCTACTTTTGGCTCCAAGACCATGCGCGCATACAAGATCGCGTTGACTGAATCCTTCTCGGATGAGTTCCGTCGAGATAAGGCTGCACTGTTCAACGTGCTTCGCCCTCGCATGGCCGGCGCTATTGCCAAGACCTTCGACAACGCCGCATTGCATGGTATCGGAGCGCCAACTGGCGACTTTGACACTCTCGCAACCGCGCCTGAAGTAAGCATCAATACCGCTGGCTCGGTCTACTCGGGCCTGCTGGGCGCTATGTCGTCCGTATCTGCTGCTGGCGGAGACGTTACCGCTTGGGGCCTCTCGCCACAGGGTGAGATCAAGGTATTGGGCGAAGTGGACGGCAACAACCGCCCACTGTTCACCTCTAACCCGCAGGCTGATGGTTCCATCGGTTCGCTTCTGGGCCGCGATGTTTACAAGTCGCGCAATGTTTACCAGCCAGCAGGTGGTGTTGGTGCTGACGAGACCTTGGGCCTCGCCGGTGACTGGAACACCGCTTACTGGGGTTCCGTTGAGGGCATCAAGTACGAAGAGTACGGTGGCCCAATCTTCAACGCTGATGGCTCCCTGAAGCATGCTGGCCGTCAGGACAACATGTTCTCGGTCATCTGCGAGATCGAGGTCGGTTTCATCGTTCGTGACGTGAACCGTTACGCACGCCTGACCGGTGTTGTAGGAGCCTAATTTTGGCTCGGATCAAGGTGACTGATCCGCACACTGGCGTGACCGTTACGGTCAACGACGATTCACCTCAGGCTAAGGCTTGGGGTGAATCGTCGCCGGGTGTGGTGGCAGAACCTGTTGTTGATCCTGTTGAGGATGAACCTACACCGACACGCAAGAGTCGTTCCCGTAAATCTGGTTAGGTTGGTGGTGAGCCGTGGCTTGGACTACTGCTGAGGACGTTCTGAATGCGTGGATTGGTGACGGCGCGCCAACTGATCTGACAAAAGTTGATACTTGGATTGGTATGGCTGAGCGTCTTATCCGACGTGAGGTTCCTGATTTGCAGAGCCGCCTTGATGTTGAGGCGGAGTTGGTGCCACCTGTTACTGATCTGCTGGACACGGTGCGTGACATTGTTATCTCGATGGTCACTCGCGTGTTCCGTAATCCTGATGGCCGGCGCTCCATTCAGCAAACTACTGGCGCGTTTTCCGAGTCAACTACTTTTGGTGGCGATACGCCTGGCGGTTTGATTCTGACTGATGACGAACTGTCTGCTTTGCAAGGGAACAAGTCTGGACAGCGTGCGTTCATGGTTGACATGATCCCGTCTTCGTCCTCGTATAGCCAGCATTATCAGCGTGGTGGTTGGCAATGGGTATAGTTTCTCGTTTCCCTGCTTATTGGCGTGTTGATGTTGTGGTTATTCGTGGTGGTGGGCGTGATGATCGTGGTGATCCGTTGCCGGTGGTTGAGTTGCCGGTTGCGGGTTGTCTGATTGGTCCGCGTTCCACTTCGGAGCCTGTTGATCGTGCTGATCTGGTGGATGCTTCGGCGGTTCTTTACCGTGACCCTCAGCCGTCTTTCGTTTTTCTTTCGACTGATCGTGTTCGTACTCCTGATGGGGTTGAGTGGATGGTTGATGGTGATCCGAAAGTATGGCCGATGGGTGTCGAGGTTCCATTGAGGCGAGGTGCTGCATAGTGGCTTTGCATAAGGTTCCTGGGTCTAAGGGCAAGTACATGGCTGATGATCGTGGGCTACGCGAACTTGGTCAGTCGTCGGCGTTGGGTGATCTTGCTTTGCAGGCTGCTCAGCGTGGTGCTGCTCTTGGCCGGCAGTATGACCCGAAGGGGGAGTACACGGCGGAGAAGCGCACGGTGAAGGCTGGTTGGAAGCATGAGGATCGTGCTGGTGCTGCCGTTGTTCAGGTGAAGCCGGGGTCTGGTGATGCTATTCGCCGTATGGTGATGGTTGACGTGCTGATGGGGATGGAGTCTGGTCGTGGCTGAGGTTCTTGTTTTCCCTGATAGCGTGCAGGCTGTTTTGGATCTGATTGATTCGAAGGTGTTCGCTGGCAAGCAGGTTCGCGCTGGAACTTACTTGCCGTTGACCTCATTCGACAGTGAGCCGTTCGCGCTGGTCATTGGTGAGGGTGGGCCACCGGGTTATGTGGATCAGGTTGAGCGTGTGCGCATCCAAATCTATGGGCCGTATAACGATCCGCTTGATATTGCTAAGTCGATGCGTGCCCAGCTGGTGGGCGACAACATTGATACGCCGGCGGGGTTCATCGACAATATCAAAGCTGATCAGGTTCCCACGCAGATCCCGTATCACGAGACGGTGAGCATGGCGACGCTCATGCTGTCGGTCACTTCTAGGCCGATTCTCTAACTACTAAACATTCATTCTTTGGTCACCCTTGGGTGGCCTTTCCTATTTAAGGAGCCTATTTTGGCAACTGTAGAAGAGATCCGGCAGAACGCGGATCATCGTTCAATGGTGCGCAAGATCCAGAAGGCGTATGCTTTTCTGCTTCCGACTACCGCACCGCTTCCGACTAGTTTGTATACCACTGGTTCGCTGACTGATTTCAGTGCTACTCCGGGCGCTATCAGTGTTGGTTTGGTGTCTCCTGATGGTTGGACTTTCGCCCGTGAGATCGAGACTGAGGACATCAACGCCCTCGGTTACGGCTCTCCGGTCCGCACTGACATCACGACCGTCCCACGTTCGGTGACCGTGACTGCGCTTGAGTCGAACCGCAAGGAAATTCAGGAGCTCAAGTACGGCACCGTCATCACTGAGACTCAGGATGCCGCTACGGGTGAGGTTGTGTTCGATGAGCCTGACCTGCCGAACTCCAAGGAATACCGCCTCATCGTTGTTGGTGCTGACGGCCCAGCGGATGAGGAATGGATCATGGGTAAGGGTTTCCCTGCTGTGAAGCTGACCGGCACTGGTGAAGAAGTTTGGGGGCAGGAGGGCGCGGTTTCTCAGGAGCTGACCTTCTCAGTCTTCAGCGATGACGAGACTGGCGCACCTGTCCGCCATTATCTCGGCGGCACTGGTGCTGTGAAGTACAAGGACGTTTTGGGTTACACCCAGGCTGTCTAACACATTTTTGGGTGCGCCATTTCCCCCGGAGTGGCGCACCCATTCTTTATCCGGGGCACTGACTTAGGAGTCTAATCATGGCAACTCTTACTAAGGGTGACTTGAAGGTCACCACCAAGCTTCCTTCTGAGATTACGGCGTTGAAGTCGCAGGGCTTCAAGCTGGTTGATGAAGCTAAGCCTGCTGCACCTGCCAAGAAGTAACTAAACAACAACACATCCGGGGGAACACCAAATGACTGATTCACCAAAGATTGATCTTGTCCTGTCCGACCTTGAGAAGGAGATCCGCAAGCCGGAACCCTTCACCGTTGTTCTATCGAAGAACAAGCGGATCACGTTCAAGGACCCGTTTGGGTTCAAGCTGTCTGAGCGTCAGCGGATCATGGACCTGTATGAGGCTTCTCAGCGTGGTGACGCTGATGATCTGGACTTGTTGAAGGAGATCCTGTCTGAGGCGGACTTCAAGAAGTATCGGGACGAGGATCTTCCTATCCGCACGCACGAGGCTTTGACTAAGCGGGTAATGGCTCACTTCCAGGGTTCGTTGGGTGATGCGGGAAAAGGCAACGCCTAGCCGGTCTCCTGAGCCGGTTCAAGGCTGAGATCCGCGCCGACCTCCTAGAGGTATACCGTGTGGACTTGGCGCAGTGGGTGGCGGACGGACGCTGGGAAGCTCTGCTAGAGCTGATTGACCAGTTGCCGTCCGCTTCCCGACTGAATGAGGCGATTGCTCAGGATGATGAGGCGGCGGATGAGCTGGTGAAGTTCAGTGATCAGGATGATGCTGAGCGTCCTGCTTGGTCGCCTCGGGTTGCGGAGTTCAACCTTTCGAATATGTTGCTGGTGTCTTTGATCAATGAGATCAAGCTTCTTTCGCAGACGGTGATTGCTTCTGGTGGGGGTAAGCCTAAGCAGGTTAAGCCGTTCCCGACTCCGAAGACGGCTATTGATCGGGCGCGTGAGCGTCAGGATTTGAACTTGTTCCGCGAGATGCAGTCAATGTTCGGGTTCGGTAAGTAACTAAATATTCTGTGAGGCCACTCCTTATCGGGGTGGCTTTCTTGCGTTCCACGGAGGTCCCCATATGGCTGTAATCGGAATCGCCGAAATCGCTGTGACACCTTCATTCAAGGGACTGCAACGCGAAACTGGCAAGGAGATCAGCGGACTAGGTGACTCCGCGCCAGTAAAGCAAGCTGGCGGGCGAGTAGGTCAAGCCCTAAAGGGTGCAGCTGTTGCCGGTCTTGCTGGTGGCGCGGTTGCTATTGGTACTGCGCTGACTAAGGGCTTCGGCAGACTCAAGTCCATTGAGCAGGCGCAGGCAACGCTAACCGGGTTGGGGCATTCGGCGCAGTCGGTTGAGCAGATCATGCAGAACACTAACGCCGCCGTGAAGGGCACTGCCTTTGGTCTGGGTGACGCTGCGACTGTTGCCGCGCAGTTGGTCGCTTCCGGTATCAAGCCGGGACAGGACTTGCAGAAGACGCTAACTCTTGTTGGTGACTCGGCAACGATCGCCGGTGTAGGCATCGACCAGATGGGCGCAATCTTCGCTAAGGCGGCGGCGTCTAACAAAGTCCAAATGGACATCATTGGCCAGTTGCATGACGCTGGTGTGCCGGCGTTGCAGCTGATCGCTAAGGAGATGGGTGTCACTGCTGAGGAAGCGGCTGAGATGGCTTCTAGCGGTGCCGTTGATTTCGCGGTCTTCGAACGAGCTATGACTCAGGGCATGGGTGGCGCTGCTCAGGAATCGGGCAAGACGCTCTCTGGTGCCTTTGATAACTCGATGGCTGCGGTTGGTCGTTTTGGTGCGAACCTCATTCAGGATATTTACCCGCAGGTGACGTCGTTCTTCAACGCCTTCCAGGGTTGGATGGGGCCGGTTGAGGAGCTGGGCAAGGTCATTGGCCAGCAGTTGGGTGGCGCGCTCCGAAACTTCACTACTTGGGTTACTGAGAACAAGGACGCGATCCTTGGTTTTGTTCCGGTGTTGGCTACTGCTGCTGGTGGTTTGGCGACCTACTTCGCGATTACTAAGACGATGGCTGCGTTCAAGGCGATTCAGGCTTGGTATGCGGCGACGACGGTGGCGCAGAAGGGTTTGAACGCTGCGATGCGGGCTAATCCTATCGGTTTGATTATCACTGCGATCACTTTGTTGGTTGGTGCGCTTGTTTGGCTGTACAACAACAATGAGACGGCGCGGAAGATTATTGATGCGGCGTGGACTGGCATTAAGAATGCGGTGAAGTTTGCGTGGGAGCGCGTGATCAAGCCGGCGTTTGATGCGATCGGCCGGTTCGTGAAAAACGTGCTGGCTCCGGCGTTCGTTTGGTTCCGGGACAGTGTTATCAAACCGGTGTGGCAGTGGATTCGTGAAGCGATTTCCAATCACTGGAACGCGTGGATCAAACCAGTGTTCAACGCGATCAAGTTCTTCTTGACGAATGTTCTTGGTCCTGCGTTCAAGTGGTTGTATGAGAAAGTTATCCGCCCTGTATGGAACTTCATCGGCACCATTATCCGGGGTGCGTGGAATAACGTTATCAAGCCGATCTTCAATACGATCAAGGGGTTCTTGGAGAACACCTTGGGGCCGGCGTTCAGGTGGCTGAAGGATAACGTTATTGATCCTGTTTGGAATGGGATCAAGACGATTATCCGTAACGTGTGGACGAATGGTATCAAACCGATTTTCGACACGATCATGCAAGTCCTGAAGGGTGACTTCAAGGGCGCTTTCCAAACGGCTAAGGATGCGATTGACCGGATTTGGAAGGGTGTCGCGAACGTTGTCCGCAAGCCGATCAACTTCGTCATCGGCACCGTGTATAACGACGGTATCCGCAAGGTGTTCAACAAGGTTGCAGGCATTGTCGGCATCAACAAGCTAGATGCCGCTAACGAGATCCCGGCGTTCGCCAAGGGTGGCTTGCATAAGGGTGGCTGGGCTCTGGTCGGTGAAGAAGGGCCTGAGCTGGTTAATTTCGCTAACCCTGGTCGCATTTACACGGCTTCGGAGACTCAGGCGATGCTTGCTGGTCAGTCTCAGGCTCCTGCGGGCGCTTTTGACGGGTTGAACGCTGCCGGGGTGCTGTCTCCTGCTCACGCGGGAATTGGTGGCTTCTGGGGGAACTTGGGCGAGGGTATCAAGACTGCTGCTCGCAAGGTTGGCGACACGATGAAGAAGGGTTTGGATTGGGTGCGTGGCGGTCTGGCTAAGGCTGCCGAGTGGGTGCTCAATCCTCTCCTGGACAATCTTGGTGGTGATCTTGGTTCGCAGGGTTTCGGTGGTATGGCTTCCGGGCTGGCGAAGAAGGCTATTGAGGGTGCAATTTCGTGGTTGAAGGGTGAGGATAGTCAGGCTTCATCTGATGGTGGGGCGATGTTCTATGACGGGCCTTTGGGTTCGTTCGCGAAGCCTGCTAATGGTCCGATTACTTCCGGGTTTGGTGCTTCGCGTGGGCGTTACCCTCACGCTGGTATTGACTTCGCGGTTGGTATCGGTAGCGCTGTTCGGGCGATGCTGAATGGTGTTGTCCGCAAGATCGGCTGGAATGCTGTTGCTGGGCGTACTGGTAAGGGCATGGTTGTTGATCACGCGAACGGGCTGTCGTCGTACTACGGCCACCTGAGTGGCTGGGGTAAGAAGCCAGGCGACGAGGTGAAGGCCGGCGAGCGCATCGCTTCTTCGGGTAATACTGGTCGGTCTACTGGCCCTCACTTGCATGCGGAGTTGTGGAATGGTGGTAAGCCGTTCAACTTCATGTCGTATCTGTATGACAGTGGTGGTGTGTTGCCGACTGGTCTTAGCTCGATCGTGAATGCGTCCGGTAAACCAGAAGCTATATTGTCGAACAGTCAGTGGGATTCTATGGCGAAGCTTGCAAACCATGTTGCCAGCGGGCTGAGTGGTGGAGACAAATACTACTTGGGCAATGTTGGGTATGACCCTAATGAAATATTCGAAGCGGCTGAAAAGCGTAAGCGTCGTGCGAATACTTTGGCGGGTATTTTCTAGGAGGTACTGGTGCTTGGTTTAGTTTATGCAGTTCCATCCATGCCGCCTCCGATAACCTCTAGCTTCCGTTCACGCGTGAAAATTGTGTGGACGGGAGCTAATGGGGACGCGTTTGACCTGACGAACTGGCGGCAGGGTGTGTTCATTAAGCAGGATGGCATTGAGGGCCTCGGTTCTCCTGAGCGTCAAGATTGGGTTTCTGCTCTGTCGCCTTTCGTCCATGGCCAGGAATATCGTGGGCATACGGTTATAGCGCGAGAGATTTTCTTGCCTATCTACTTGTATGCCGATGGAGCGTCTCAGGCTTGGCATGATATGGACGCTCGGTTCTGGGCCACACTCAAGCCCGGAGAGCTGGGTACGTTGAGTGTTGAGACTCCGGGTGGCGTTAGGACGATTAGCGCCCGGTTCAAGGCTGTTGATGGCGCTATGCAACGTGACCCGTTTTATTTCGGGTGGGCTCACTACGGCATAACGCTGGTTGCTGATGATCCGTTCTGGTATGGGGAACCTGTTAGTCGTGCTTGGGCTCAGCCTGAGACGAAACTCTTTTTCCATAAGGTGACTGGTGAGCAGTTGTTCAATATTAACTCTGGTTCGGTTTTGTCTTCGGCGTCATTTACGAATGCCGGCGATGTTGAGGCGTGGCCGGTGTGGGAAGTTGAGGGTCCGTTTACTCAGATTGCTTTGGGAGTGGGGGCTCGGCAGGTGTCGTATGTTGCGTCGGTTGGTGCTGGTTCGAAGTTTGTTTTAGATAGTGACCCTCGCGATCAGACGGCGTTGGTCAACGGTGTTGATGTGACTGGCGATCTTGGTGATTATGGTTTCACGCCGATCCCTTCTGGCAAGTCGATGCCGTTGAATTTGTCCATGGCGGGCACTGGAACGGTTCACGCGACGATTGTTCCGCGCTTCTATCGGGCTTGGGGGTAATGCATGCTTGGCGATGACCTGCAAATTCTCGTGTATGACAAGAATATGGTTCGTCAAGGTTCTCTTGGCGGTGCTTCGTCGGTTGAGTTTTTCCCGGTGGCGAATGGTGTGGGGCAGGCCCTTGTGACGATTGCTCCACATCGGCCTAGGGTGGCTGATGCGATGCAGGCGGGCGCTCGTCTTGTGATTGATGTGCCGGGTGTTATTCGGTTTAGTGGCCCTGTGGTGAGTGCGCAGGGCGCTGGGCCGGGTGACGCTTCTATCACGCTCACCGTGAAGTCTGATGCTCGGATTCTCTGGGATTGGTTGGCATGGCCTAACCCTGCTGCGCCTATTGGTTCGCAGGGGCAGGCTTATGCGAAGTATTCGGGTAGTGCGGAGAAGATTTTGAAAGATGTTCTCAACGCTAACAAGGGGCGCTTCCCGGAGGTCTTGTCTGTTGCACCTAATTTGAATCGTGGGAATGTGATTCCTGGTGGGGTTCAGTTCCGGTGGCATCCTATTGCGGACCGGCTAATGACCCCGTTTGAGCAGGCTGGTTTGATCGTGGACGTTGCTCAGTATGATTCGCAGATTGTTGTTGATGTGCGTGAGCAGCAGACGGTGCGGAAGCCTTTGTCTGTCCTGTCGGGCAACCTTACGAAGTGGTCTTGGTCGAATGCTGGTCCGACTGTGACGCGGGTTGTTGCTGGTGGGCAGGGCGTGGGCGATCTGCGCACAGCATTACAGACTATCGATACGGCTCTTGAGTCGTCTTATAAGTGGGCGGTGGAGAGTTTTGTTGATGCGAGAGATACGGACGATCCTGCCGAGATTAGCGGTCGGATGGCCGAAGTTCTAGAGGATGGCGCACCTAAATTTGGGTTGACTGCTGAGCTGGTGCAGTCGGAATCGTTCAGGTATGGCCAGCATTATCAGGTGGGCGACAAGATCACGGTTGATGTTGATGGCCTCATGATCACTGACATTCTTCGTGAAGCACCGTTTCGCTGGTCGCATGATGAAGGCCTACAAATTTCTCCTGCTGTCGGCGAGCGCAGTGACGACCCGGATCTTGTTCTTGCTAAGCGTGTTCGGGCAATCCAAAAGGTCACCACAAATTTGAAAGTGAGTCAGTAATGGCAATTGTTTCTATTGGCTATGACGGCACTGTTGATGAAACACAGTGGGCGCAGATGGTGTCTAAGGTTGGGGTGTCTGAGTATGGCGTGGATCGTGCTGGGGATTTCGCCACGTCTATTATTGCCGGTGATCGCGCCGTAGCGGTGGCTCCGGGCACTGCGTGGGGTATGGGTGTTCTTGACGTGTCAGATAGTGCGGTGAGTGTTCTTCTGGATTCGGTCACCACCGGCTCTCGGTGGGATCTGATCGTTTTGCGTCGAGACTGGACCCCGCCTGGCGGTTCGACCGTTGTTGCGGTGGTGAAGGGGAGCTCTGCTAAGCAAATTCCTTCTGGCCGAAATATGGGGACTCCTGGCGTGTTGGATGATCAGCCACTCGCATTGGTTCGCGTGATGGCAGGATCTACCGCAGTTCAGGAGATCGTTGATCTTCGAGTGTGGTCACGTAACGGTGGGATGCTCTTTGCTAAGCATGACCTTGTACGGTCTTACACTGGCGCGATCGGCACGGAAGTCAACGTGGACGGTATCTTATGGCAGCGTACGGTCGGCGTGAATAGTACGGCTGTTTGGCAGAGAGTAGGCACGGTTTCGGACTCTGGTTGGGTTCGAACCACTTCAGGTTTCGCGCCTAACTTTGGCGGATCGGGTTCTTACATGGTCTACCGGGTAAAGAACGGTATGTGTCAATTCCGTGTCCGCTTCAGTGTGAAGAGCGGAACTGTCGATAACCCGTCAAATGGCAATATCGAAAACACGAAGATCGCTACAGCCCCAGTGCCATCCCGACCAGCTGATGACTGGATGCCGCTATCTAGCGGAGTCGTTGGCCCGGTGGCCTCCGGGACGATCAGCCCTAATGGTGACGTAACCCTCACAGCCGTCGCACCCGGTGAAGAAATTAAAGCGGGCCGAGAGTACAGCTTAGGCGGCATGTACTTCGTGGACTAATCGTTGTTTCCAAACTCAAAACACTTTTTAGAGACTCCAATATGGGGTCTCTTTTCATTTAAGGAGACCCCATGACATTCCCTTACCCGGGGCTTTTTGCGATTGACCCTACGGATACGCAGAATGTTGCGGCCAATTCTGAGCTGACTATTTTCGATCCTGCCGACCCGAATCGTGCACCTATTTCTCTGACCGACTCTGAGGGCCTACAAGTTGACAACCCGATGGCCACGAATGATAAAGGTTTCATCGGCGTGTTCTACGCTGAACTTGATGAGGTCGGGTGGACTGCTGCTGGCTTGGTTGGTGTGGTGCAGTCCTTCCAAGGGATCAAACAGCAGGCGCTCACTGCTTCTGAGGATGCTAGCGCTTCAGCGCTCTCCGCGACCGTGGCACGTGCCGACGCTCAGGATGCGGCAGCAGCTGCACAGCAGGCCGCCAGTTTAGTTGAGGCGCCTGCTGATGAGGTGGTCGCTACTCTCGTGCAGGGTGACACGCTCACCCAAACCGCTGGTGACGCACGTTGGGTGACTAATGAGGGTGTTGACAACACAGTCAGCGTCCTTTTCAATGCACCAGATTCAGCTGTACAGGTCGCAGCAGATAACCGCTACACCAAGCGCGGAGAGCTGACAGTTAATGTAGCTGACTTCGGTGCCAAAGGTGACGGCACGGACGAAACCGCGAAGTTCCAGGCTGCACTCGACCATATTGGTGACCTTGGTGGTGGAGAACTTTTCGTCCCGCTCCCAACTTTCGGCCAGCCGTACAGGGTCGGAAAATTCTATTTCCCACGAAACCTGAAGTTCCGATCTGCGCCTGGCGTGGTCTATCAGCGCATTGGCTTGTCGTGGGGTGGGGTGAACACGCCACAGGACGGAACCAGCCCACTCGCCAACACTAACGACCCCTACTCGGGCTACGGGAACATCACCATCGAAGGAGGCACCTGGGACGGCAGTGTCCAAACCGAGGCCTACACGCCCGGCGGATACAACTGCTTCTACTTCATCGCCGCAAGAAACATCACATTCAGAGATGTCACAGTAAAAGACGTGGTCACAAACCACTGCCTAGATATCAACGGTGTTGAGGGTTTGAGTGTCCAAAGGTGCCAATTCAGGGGCTTCATCGACGGAACCGCCGACCAATCCAGGGGATACACCGAAGCAATCCAGATCGGCCCATCCGACGATGACAACATCTCCTGGGGCGCAGATATCAACGGTGCTGCATCCCGAAACATCACGATCAGCGACAAATGCTTCTTCGGCGCTTCGGGCACACCTGGAACTCAGGCATACCCGGCTGGCGTAGGAAACCACGGTGCAATCAACCGCTCACGAGGACTGCTAACCGGTGGCATCAACATCACCGATTGCGACTTCGACGGATGCACATTCATGGGCATATCCGTGTACACGTGGGAAAACGTCACGATCAGGGACAACCGATTCAACCGATGCCAGCTCGGAATCCGGGCCAACAACTTCACCTCAGCTAAGGCATGGGACACGACGTTGCGTGACTGGGTGACAGCACCAACACGCGAAAATCCAGCAGACCTGACAATCTGTGACAACACCTTCACCAACACTGTGACCACAGATATTAGTGTGCTAGGGACAACCAGATCAGGCGTTGACGGCGCATGGGGGTGGATTAGCGACGTCAAGATCACCGGAAACACGCGTGTGCGAACCGATGCTGGGCGCACACCAAACGAGTTCATCCGCGTCATGCTCAGCAAGAGAGTCATCGTAGAGCACAATATTGGCGGGCAAGCCATACACGGGATCACCATTGCAGCCTCGCAAGACGTGATTGTGTCAAGGAATCACATTCGGGACACAGCCCAGTATGGTGTTCGTGCTGACAACAGCAGTTCGGTTGATGTTTTCCCTGCCTCGAATGTCCACGTCGAAAACAACTCTATTATCGACGCCGGAACCCACGGGATCGGAGTTAATGCGACTCTCGGATTCGAAATTATTTCTAATAAGGTGATCAATCCGTGCCGTCTAGCTTCAGCGACTGGCATCCTGTTCTCCGGTTCCGACGCAGGTCTGGTTTCTTCGAACAGTGTTGCGGCGGACAGTTTGCCGTTCGCTATCACTGGTGTTGGTGGCTCAGGCTCGACCAACACGAGGGTTACTTTGGACAACCGGATCGAGGGCGTAACAACCCGTCTAGCAGCACTGACCGGTACCGGAACCTCCTACGGCAACATCCAGTACACGTAGAAATAGTGGGGTCGAGATTCATGATCGCGGCCTCACTATTTGGTAGTTGTCACGCCACCGGTTTGGTAATGACTTGCCGGGGCGGGACCTACCTTATAGCAGGCCTGTTACCCCGATCTTTTCGAATAAGTACGACCATTCAGAGATCAGGCGTTCTTCAGAGAATCGTTGGATGACCTTCTTCGCGGTGTCGCTCATATTCTCTCGCACTGAATCGTTCGATAGGAGGAACGAACATGAATCGGCCAATTCAGAGATGTTGCCCGGAGCAACAATGAATCCGTCAACACCATTTTGGATAATATCTAACGGACCATATTTGAAACCGTAGGCTACTGGAACGCACCCCTGAGACATGGCCTCAATCATTGAGAGGCAAAATCCTTCATACTTCGACGGTACGAATGCAACAGCCGCTCCCGCGAAAACTGAGGCGGCATCTTTCGTGAAGCCCATTATGCGGGCTGATTCGGAAATGCCCAAATCAGCTATCTCTTTGCGGATAGAATCTTCGGTCTGTCCACGCCCGTATATTTCCAGACTAGCCATCGGATGGCGCTCAAGGATTCTTTTGAATGCCTTGAGCGCATCCGAGTGGCCCTTGCCATCATCGAACCGTCCAACAAGAACAATCTTGTTGGGGTCCCGCACAGTATCCAACTCTACCTTTGGTACATGGTGAGGGATAACATGCACATTATCCAACGCGCCGAACTGTTTTTCCAAGTCCAGCTTCTGCTCGTTAGTTAGTACAACCAGAGACGGAAGATCACGAATGCCAGAAATGAATTCTCGTTGGTCTTGCCTGATGGGGCTGCCATAGGTGTAGGGTGCACCAAGATGGCTTGAGTGGAACGTATAGACAACGTTCGCGCCCAAGTCTTCAGCTAATGAGTTTAGAACTTTCTTCCGCTTGCCGTATTCAGATATAAGAGTCGGTTTCACCGCAGACGCAAAGACGAAAGATCGGAGCCAATAATTGTACAGATCGTCGTATGAATTAAAATGATTGGTCGATTTGTCACGTCCAATCAGCCTGTACCTCGGAGACCCGTTGACCGATTCCTCTAAGTACACCCGGCCATGCAGGTCCATATACTGAATCTTGTACGGCTTGTTTCTCGCGTCCATGAGTTCGATTTTGCAAGGCCGCCCCAGCTCGTCGTACCAAGTTCGGTTTACTCGGATTTGCCCTTCATTCACCAGATGGTCTATGAAGCTTACGTTCGTTTCTGAACGCATCCAAGTGAAGTGTTGGTAATCGCCTTCGAGGTACCCTCGCCATACTTCTGGCCTGGTTGAATCCTGTACATACTCCCACCCTGGGGCTTCGTCATTTCTAGGTGTGACGTAGTCCAGGGGCGCGCTGAGCGGTTTCCTACCCGCAAGATCCAAGTGCATCGATCTAATTTCGATCATCCCACCGCTGAGTTGACCGTCGGCTTTCAAGCCTGCAACATGACGATCTATGTCCGGGATGAACTGGTCGATAAGGATTATCGATTTGGTCCCAACTTTAGCGAAAGCTTGAGCGCGACGAAGCACTGACATAGCAAGTCCTGTTGGTTGGTCAGGAAGGGGGCCAAACATGGCGATATGAACCTCGGGTAGCATGCCTAGATCTTCTCATGATCAATCAGCATGAGGAAATCAATTACTAGATAACGTCTGGCGGGCCGGCAGGCTCAGTCGCGGGGACTCAGACTCTCTAGCGGTTAGGGTTCTACGGGGCATCGCAAACAAGATCGAATAGTTACATATGGCCTCCACCTATAGGGGTGGGGGCATTTGTTGTATCAGAAACCCTTAGGAGGTTTCATGCCTACACAATGTTTTCAGCCGTCCCGTAACCCGCCCTGGGTGCGCCATGGTTGAGCAGATACCTTGGGCGGCGATAGGTGCACTCACCCCGTCAGGCATGCTCATGCTCGCCGTGTGGTTGATCCTTTCAGGCAAGCTCGTGCCTAAAGCAACCCTAGACCGGGAAACAACTCGTGGCGACCAGTGGCGAGACACCGCCGCGAAAAAGCAAGAAATCATCCAGGTTCAAGCTGAAACTATCCGGGATCAAGCAGTCATCTCGGAAACCGTCGCCAAGGTCATGGCAGCAGTTCAGGACGCTAACCGGGCTGGTGAGTCCACATGATCTTCTGGAAGCGACATAAGCAGGCAGGCAACGACGCTGAAGAAGCATTGGCAGCGAAGATCGAAGCTGACATTGAGCTTGCCGCAGTCAGGGAGATGCAACGCGAAGTGGCTCAGCAGTCGGAGAAGCTACGCGAAATCAACCGGCAAAATCATTTCAGCGAGGGGCTTACACGCTCGTTCAGGGGGAAGCCAGCATGACAGTTCAACCAACCACAGCAATCCTCATGGCGATAGTTCTGGTGGAAACGGTGATTGTGATGTTCGGGTGGAACTGGATCACTAAGGGCGCTTGGACTGATTTCCCTGCCGGCCGTGTGCTCATGGCTTTGCTCGGTGTGCAGTCAGCGATCCTCCTGCTGGCTACCTTGTCTGGGTTCTTCCCGGCATTCCCTGGCAGACCGTACATCTACCTCGGACTGTATTCGATCCTCATCTTCGTTGTGGGGTGGCTCGGGTGCACGATCATCCGAGAACAACGCAAGCACCGAGACCAACAGAAACACGACAAGGACTAGCAAAACTGCTAGTCCATTTTTTATGCCCGAAAGGTGGCAAGCATGGCTCTAACTCGCCTCGGCTGGGACGTACTCGAACCCAGCTCTAACCGACTCAAATCCCTACCCTGGATCACCGGCAAAGTCCGCTCCGGTGACGCTTACACGATCCTCAACGAGCTTGGCCGGCGCTTCAACAGCGAGGTGGAGAAGATCCGCAAGGACTGGTCTTGGGGTTACGCCAAGCGTCCTGTGCGTGGCGCGTCCGTAGCGTCTGAGCACTCTGCTGGCACTGCTGTGGACTTCAACGCACCCGCGCATGGTCTCGGCTTGTCTGGCACATTCTCCGGCGCACAGGTGCGTTCTATCCGCCGTATCCTGGCGGATCTTGACGGTGCTGTGCGTTGGGGTGGTGACTACGCCGGCCGCAAGGATGAAATGCACTTCGAGCTACAGGGTGGCGTGAAGAAGCTTGCATCTGTCGCCGCGAAGATCAACGGCGGAACCATTACCCCCGTTGCATCAAAGCCAAAGCCCAAGCCTAAGCCAACCAAGGATAAGTCTGGTGCGTGGCCTGAGAAACCACTCAAGGTCACTGACAAGCACACCGTCCAGTCCGATGCGGCATGGCGCGAACTCATGAAAGCCATCGGCTACAAGGACAAGGATCTTGGTCTAGCTCTTCAGAAGTGGCTATCGAAACTGGAAGACCCACGCACCGGGCGAGGCTACTACGACACCAAGCGGTTCAAGCTCGACGGTGACTTCAGCAACGAGTCAATCAAGGCTCTGCAGCGCAAGCTCTACGACACCAAGGGCGACGATGGTAAGCGCCTCTACAACGGCAAAGCAGACGGCAAACGGCAGGCAATGACAGTCAACGCCGAAATTGGATACCTGAATCTCAAAGCAAACCGAGGAGTGAAGTAAATGGCATCTCGTACTGTAGGACCAGTTACCGGCGCGGCAGCAGGAGCGGCGGCGCTAACCACGATTATTTTCTGGGTCCTCACCGGATTCGGAATTGACGCACCCGGCGAAGTGCAGGGCGCTGTAACCACTCTGCTGGTTATCATCGCCGGCTGGCTCGTACCCGCCAAGGACGAACCCGGCAAACATGTAGCTGAATAGACGAATTGACCCCGCTCATATCGAGCGGGGTCTCTTCCTCGTTAAGGCACAATAAAGTTATGACTGACCGTGACCCGCGTTTCGAGCGTATGCAACGTTATGAGCCAGGGCGCAGACCATACGTGCAAGTAACCGGCCCAGACCTCGGAAAATACCATGCGAGGGTTATTGGTTGGATACCCGGCCAAGTGTTCATCGAATACCCACTCAAGATCCGCGACTACGTGACCACAGGCCAACTCGACGTCGCATGGGTACCCACCGCCGCCGCCATACGCATCCGACGCACGGACAGTATCTGGTTATCCACCGAAGACGACCACGACTGGCACGAACACGAAGACCAGAAAATCAAATACCGGGCAGACCCATGGACCGTCTACCAACAAGAAGAAACCGGCACCACAACCGACTAGAATTCGCCTTATGGAAGTCATTGTCACCTACGAGCAAGACGGCGAACACGGTCGAGTGTCCGTCAACCATGCCGACTACTACACCGCCCGCGACGAAGCATTCAAACTAGTCCCAGAAGGCGCACAACGACTCAACATCCGAGTCAACTACGACCAATAAACAAACCCCGCAGAGAGATTCTGCGGGGTTCATTTTTGTTTAAGTGGCTAGTCCAGCGAGTCCGCCGCCTCGGCATCAGCATCGTTGCGCAGGTGCCCGTAGGTTCCAATCGTTGTAGTGATCGACTCATGACCAAGGCGCTCCTGTATCCGCATGAAGTCGTTTCCGGCGTCGATCAGCATTGACGCGTGAGTGTGCCTAAGGTCGTGCGGGGTAGGTCGCGCATGGAGCACTGGACGCTTGCCGCGCTCCGCTTTTACCAACGGGGCGACTGCTGGTGCCCAGATGATCCGAGAGAAGTAAGAGCTGGTGATCTGCGTGCCAGTTGACGGGACGGTGAAGATTAGGTTGTCGCCTTCAATGCTGTCCAGCCATGGCCTGAAGCGTTCTGCTGCGCTCTTGCTAAGCGTGATGTTGCGAGTGCCCTTGTTGGTTTTCGGTGCGCCCAACGGCTGTCCAACTTCTTTTCCGGCGTGCCGCTTCCAGGCTTCGCGCACGGAGATGATCAGCCGGCCTCTGCGCTCAGTGATATGACTGGGGCGCAATGCGGTGATTTCACCGAACCTCATCCCGGTGTAAACCTTCAGATCCACCATACGCCGATACACCTCATCTGGCATTGCGTCTATGAGAGCTTGAATCTCGTGCTTCTCTAGGAATACGGGGTCACGGGTTTTCTTGACGGACTTGGGGGAGCGTACACCCTCAGCAACGTTGGCTTTGACACGTGGCTTGTCCTGACGTAGCTCGGTGCGGATCGCGGCTGATAGGAGCGCATGAACGTTCTTCTTAGTCTTGGGCGATCTATCTAGCTCATCGAACCATGTGCGCACTTGGCTGGTGGTGAGAACGTCGATAGGTGTTTCCCCAATACCTGTACCGGTGAAGTAGATCCTGAGCATTCCTCGGTAAGTCTGCACTGTTCCTGGCTCTACCTCACCGCCCAGATGATCGATATGGTATTGCACTAGTTCACGCACAGTTGGCGCGGTGGACAACGACCTTAGCTTCGCTTGCTGCGCGATGTTCATGCTGTTGTTGTTCGCGTCTAAGAAGCTCTTGAGGTCTTTAGCTTTTTCTTCATCGTTGCGATAGGTGCGCTGCTGAAGTGTTCCGTCTGGTTCTCGCCAGACAACTCGGTAGCTATATCCGTGTTTGAGCGGTCGTTTCTGTATTGTCGCCACTTCTACCCCTGTCCTCGGCTGTCCGATCCTTAAGGCAACAGATCCGGGATTTAAGGCAACAAGCCAAAATTAGGTAAGAAAAAACCCCGGAATCACAAGGATCCCGGGGCTATTCTACGCGGTGACGGTGGGATTTGAACCCACGGTACGGGGTTACCGTACACAACATTTCGAGTGTTGCACCTTCGGCCGCTCGGACACGTCACCAGACCTGATAACTCTATAACGAACATCAGGTGAAAACAAAAACGAGAACGCTGTTTTTGGCTTGAAGTGTTCCGAAACACATCAACGTCGGCTCCTAGCCGCGCTTGCCCCGGAAGAATTCACGCAGCAGCTCTGCGCATTCGTCTTCCTTGACCCTCGAGTACACCTCGACCCAATGGTTCAAGCGCGGTTCACGGACGATGTCGAAAACCGAGCCGCAGGCCCCGGCCTTCTCGTCCCAGGCCCCGAAGACCAGCTTGGGAATGCGCGAAAGGACGATGGCCCCGGCGCACATGGCGCAGGGCTCCAAGGTCACCACCAGCGTGCAGTCCGATAGGCGCCAGCCATCGTCTTGCCCTGTGGCTTCCAGTGCCTTGACCGCATTGCGGATGGCGACCACCTCGGCATGCGCTGTAGGGTCCTTGACCGCCTCGCGCTCATTGCGGCCGGTGGCCAGCACTTCGCCTTCGGGGGAGAGGATAACGGCGCCGATGGGCACGTCATCGGTGGCTAGCGCTTTGCGCGCTTCAGCCAAGGCGAGGTCCATCCAAGCATCAAATTCGTGCACCAT